ACAGAATTCGCCCATACACGCGAAACGTGTGTTTGTAGAGGGAAGAACGCTCAAACGAGAGGCATCTTCCTAGCAATCCTGTTCCTTGCCTAAGGGGGGACGTATCACCCAGTCCCGGGGGGCAGTGAGAGTTGTCACCAGGAATGGAGGAGGAATCTCCATCGGTGGTGGCACCTTAGTTGGTGGCGTACATGACTCTCGGCTTGCACGGCTTACTCCAGGGGGTAGTACGGAAGAAGGGGTGAGCGCCGGGGGCACTGTAATCCGCCTTCCCGATAGCATCAGTGGTCTCACTTGCATATCGCGATCCGATTCTCATCCGCTGGAGGTTCTCACACAAAGTCTCAAGCTTAGTGGGCGTTGAGATATGAAGATAAGGGCTACAGAATTCGGCATTCGTCAAACTGATTGGAGTGTCGTGCTCTGCGAAGTTGTGCTTGTATTCAAACTTCTTCTTCATCTCACACTGAATGGTGAGATAGGCCTTCTTATTCTTCTTTGATGTGAATAGGGGTGTGTTTTTCCGCCTGAACGTCTCTTTCATTTTTTCCAGAAAGGGGACAGTTATCCCATGCGAATACGAGCAGAGGTAATTGTAGACGTAGCAGCGGGCCCGTTCCCTGACCGACATTGTCCTGGGACCTTTTAGGTCTCCCAGTGTACGGCCAAGGGAACGGAGGAAGGTTCCGAAAGCGAGGATTGCATGAGGGCCTGTTGTGGTGTCAGCAATCCTGTGCTTGAGGAACATGGGGCCTTGGATGGTATCCCACGTATCGACTGTCAGGATGTAACCATACTGTTTTCCAATGGCGCAGATCTCAGTCTCCGTAGTGGCAGCCTTCCTCCAGATTTCTCGGAAGAGGGTTGCCAAAACGAAGGTGTTTATGGCTGTGGTATACACGTGGCCGGATGGAAGGTAGGGTTGAGTGGGGATGGCCAAATGACCCTTGAGACGGGTTTTTCCAACATAAATCCGGACTGGACGAAAGATCTGGTCGTAGAGAATCTCAACCAGCCACTGCCATGAGGGGGGAAATAATCTGTGGAATGCCATAAAAATAGCAGCCCCATGACTCTGATCACAACCACTTATGTCGACGTCAGCTCTGGTTAAGTGAACCATTCCGTCTGGCGCGACAACGCGCTGGATGAGACTCCCATCATCCGAGTGGACAAACCCTGCAAAAGCTCCATTGGGCGGCCCATCCGTAATAATCCTTGCCCATTGGTCGAGCTCTGTTCTATTTACCCGCTTGACAAACCTTATTCCTTGATCAACAGTGAGGTGTTGCGAGAGGGCCTCCTTGAGTAAAGAGAGGAGAACTGCTCCAACCAGGGTCGAAGGGATTCCCATATTGACATACTGACGTGAGGCTTTTCCCGGTTTGGCCTTCTCCTTCTTGTGCTTGAACTCATTATAGAGATTATCCTTAATCTCAGTGAATGTGCCCATATGGCGAAGATCCTCGCGAGCAGCGGCGTATGCTCGTTCCTTACCGGGGGGGGCGTTCTCGACTGCTTGATCCAAGAGTTCGTCCCACCGGGGGGTGCAATTGTTGATAATGTACTTGTGGGTATGCTGGGACATGCGATCAGCTGAGTGGTCGAACAGGTCAGCATTCTCGAGTTGGTTGGCTACACATTCCTCGTGTAAACCTTCCTTGTCGGGTTTCCTGACTCCAAAAGTTCTGGTCGACATACGCTGGGCGTTCTCCGTGCAATCTTGGTTGGTGTGGACGCCCATGGGGATTCCCATATACACTGTATCGTACCCGCATGCACTGTAGTACGGTAACTTGGAAATGTCAAGAATACCATTCTGCCAAGCTGGTCCTTTTAACCGCCAATTTCCATTAAACCGATAGGAGAGGGGTTGGGTTGGTTTATGATGGACTAATCGTGAGATTCCATGGTTAGTAACTTTACCCATGGGGGTTCCGCTCTGGTAGTAGTCAATTCGTTTTGGGGTCACCATCTGTTGGATTGCCACATCCACAATGATAAAATGCTGGTATGCCGCACCAATTGTTTGTTTGACTATAACATGGTCTGCCTCACTAAACCACTCTCGAAAATTATGTTTCACAAGAGCTTCAAAGTTGGCACAAGCTAGATCCAGAGGCTCGAAATCTGCAGAGATAGTCCTCGGACGCGAGGCGGAGGAGTGCAACAGGAATTTTAGTAGATCAGAATAGACCTTAACTTCTTCAACCGTGTTGTACCCCATTGCCCTCAGTGTGTCAACCTTGCGACTAGCGGCACCAAAAGTCCCTCCAAAGATCCTGGCGGTGACGTTACGCCGAACTGTACGATTCTCCTTAGTATAGGAGGTTCCTTCAAAACCCATTCCCCTCGCCACGGAAGCCAACATAGATGACAGTTTCTGTCGATAAGTATAGTTGGCAATATCCCCCCTTCTGGCAAGAAGGAATGTTCCGGTAGAGTAGGTGAGTTCCGGCAGGCAGTCCATCTTGAAAGGATCTCTCGCCGCTGGCAGAACTACAGTGCCCGTTTCTTTCTTGCGGTCTGCGGGGATATCCAAGCTCTGTGGGGTCTCTTTCATCCCAAATCGTGGATGGTCCAGTAAATTGGAGGGAAGTGCAGGTTCCAGTGTAGTGTTAACTACAGGCTTCGCAGCTGCATTTGAAATTACCGTTTTCTTCTCTGCTTTCACAGGTTCGACACCGTGGGGGTGGATAAGGGTGGACTTTCTAGGTCCGTGGTAATGTTTTCTCTTGCAGCCGTTCGGTTCCTTGCACTTGAGCATCTCTTTGATCAACAGACGCAATTGTGCTCCTTTTGGCTTATTTTTGGTGTCTGGTGGTCCCTGGGACCCCCTAGAGCGCTTGTGGTAGTGTGTTGGTCGATCACATCTCCTCGCTAGACACAGGACAGCTTCATCTGAATCCTTTCCCCCCCGCTTGGGGTGTGAGTTAGAACTAAGGAAATCGTCAGCCACTAATTGAGCATTTAGGCTGGCGATATCCTTGTACTTCTGCTCTGTGGGAGCGGATCCGGCTCGTGCGTCGTGTCTGGCTTGGCGTGATAAGTGACTATACTTGCTCTCTTTTCGTGATTGGACGCTGGACTTCAACTGCCACTCGCCTCGAGGGGCCCTCTTGAGTGGATGTTTGACGAGACTGTGGGTTGGTGGTCTTTTTGTTTCATGGGAGTAGACTTCTCCCAGAGCCCCAGACTGTGGGGACCCCCTCTTGCGATGAGGGGGGACGGATCTATGTTTTTGCTCCTGATAATTCTTGAGCTCATCTAACATGTCCGATAATGTTCCATTTGATTTGTGGATGTGGACTTCACCCAGAGCCCCTTCGAATGGGGGGCCACTCTTCTTCAACTCCAAATGAGGAGGAGATTGAGTGGCAATTTTCTTTCCTTTCCCGAAGGGCGGCACATTGGTGGGGGGATATTTAGACTCGCCAGTCCTCAACCCCCCGGTACCTCCAACGTGAGAAAGGTTTGATCTTTGAATTCCCTGCTGAACCAGCTTCTCCTCGTAGTGCATACAGTTGTCTGATGTTCTTGGCTGTCACTAGAGTGGCTCCTCTGGAGCGGGAAGCTGGAGGTCGGATCTCGGATACGTGATGTTCCATTACTCCGCACCTGTTCTTCCAGCAAGACCAGAGAAGATCAGATTGGACAATATCAAGGAAGGTATTGAGACCGAGCCTGGTCTGACAATAGCCTCCAATCTTGTACCTGTGCGCTCTCCTCAAACCTTCTTTGCTCCGAAGAAAGCCCACCTCGGGTTCCCCTCGGGTAGACCCGCCTCGCGTACAATGGTTGTCCTGAGCGAGTGCTTCAGAGGCGATAATTGAGAGAACATCCATGGCAACTATGCTGGTTGCTCCAGGTTCGCCTCGCTCGAGGGTGAGATTCCTGGCATTGAGGGAGGAAACTCGGACTACCTCCATGTCCAGAGTGGTGTTCTCGCCCTTATAACTCACGTGGTGTTCCCATTGGTCCCCAACTCGACGGAAATAGGATATGACGTTGTCTTTCTCGTCGACTTCGGTCAGTGAACTAAATCCCAGACGACGAAGACAAGGTCCGGGTTTCTCATACCTTTTGAACTTGTAGATCAGACCGTCAACATCGAAGATTCCCACGGATTGTCGTCCGCGTTTCACGTCTTCTGTAGGAGTATAGATGATTCGCTCGACAGGGGTGGCATCCTTGGGGGGTTCCCGGCCAGGAAAGGGACCTTTTGGTAACCATGTGGTATAATCCACCCCTGGAGTACTGCGGGCTTTACGTTCCCTGGCCCTCCTCAAGCCGCTTGCGGTGTATCGTCGTTGGAAGCCATTGTAAGTACCGGCATACGCTGGGGCGAGGATGGCCGCTGTCTCAACGGCGCCGGTTACTAAGCGCTGGATCTTGAGGCCAGACTGGATTGCTCCATCCAGATTGGACAGGACTTGCCAGGCTTCCCCGACTCCTGTGTCAAGGGTGCCCGCAAACCTATTGACAACCCTGGCAACAGCCGTAGTGCCTTCAGCAACGGATACCAACCGGTCCACAATGTTGGATGCCAAGCTATCACCTCCTGGATCTATTGGAGTTGATTGGGAATGGTCTTCTCCAATCGTTATGCCATCCACTGTTATCTGTGTGCGCATATTAGCCATGGTTCCAGGGGGACCCTGTTTGAAGCCTCCACTAGAGACGGCTACAAGACGGTACGATCCTGGGCCAAGTGTGACATTTTGGCCATTGACGCTAATCCCTGGGGACAGAGTTTCTACCACGTCAAACTCGATAGCCTGCGGTGTGGTGGTGGTGAACTCTTGGGCTCCATCCATCCAGAGACTAGTCTCATTGATCGGGTTTGTGCCAATGTTCCGGATGAGAGGAGTTTTGAACTCGAAGCAATAACTAATGATCAGATTGCCGTGAACCTCACCGGGTGTGCCTCCGAGGACACCCCAAAAGAAGGTGCCAGCATCGGTTAGTCGGGGGTCACTCGCTGAGGGCCCGGTCCGTACGTACAACCAATCCTGCGCTGAATGAACTGCCCGCGGGTTGAAATTGAACGTGGCAGTATCCCAGACCACGCAATTCTGAGTCCCTTCGTAGGAAAGTGCTGTGGCCTTGTTCGCCGGCACGTTATTGATCGGGTCACAGTCTGCCCCCATAATCAACTCGGTCTTGTCTCCGGTTGTGGTGAGTCGAACAAAATGGACCCGACACCAGACCATACGCCACATCATCATAGTTTTCGCGACTATGGAGGCATAGGTGAAGACCTCTGGAAGGCCCGGATTGATTCTCTTCTCATTTAGGAGGAAGGTGCTCGGGAAGCTTGAACTCTCCACGGTGGACAGCAACTCCGAATGCGTAAGCCGAAAACCATCGCGTGTGTCCTCTCGGACAGGCTTAACATTGTGAATGGAATTGGTTATGGCTTGTGGGGCTCGAAGCGTCCTGCCAACCATGGAGCGACCCTGCGGGCGAGGTCTACGTCGGGCCGGTTTCTTTTGGGGGGGGGCGCGTGCCTTGCGCCTGGCTTTGTTTTTGCCCTTCTTCTTAGTGTTGCCGTGTAGAGCATGCATAAGCTTGTTGTGCTGCTTGTGGCTGAGAAATCCTCCGTTGTGTTTCTCAGGCGGCAAGGAACTTCCCGCTCCCGGAGGAGGTTGGGAAGTTCCGGACTTGGACCTTTCGGTCAGTGCCTCTCCATATGGTATTAACCAGGAACTGGAGGTATGGGGGTGGGCGGCACCCGCTCCCGGAGGAGTGTGGGTGGTCCCAAAATGGAGCCTTTCGGCTGGAACTGGATGGGGGGCGTGTATCGCCAGATTGATTTTATAATCCGGTGCATTAATTCGAGTTGAGTTAATTGCGACCATAGTGAGAGATTATAAATTTGGGGCCGACTTTCACGGCGAAGATTTAGTGCATCGACAGGCAGTTCTTTCTTGGGCGGCACCAAAGCCCCAACCGGATTACTCCGGTCATCGGCTATCCAGGGTCCTGATGCAGGATTACTGGAGCTCGACTCACCTCGATGGTTGGCACTCGAGGAGGCATATTACAGAAAAGGGGATTGAATATGCAAGTATTTCCCCCGCCAGTAGCTTCGTACTGACGTTTGCTGGCAAGCGGACTTCGTATACATCTCTCCAAAGTCTACATTGAACCAGCACCGCAGATGCGGTAAACAGCGAATTGGGTGTTGACACCCTCTAGCGAAACCTCTAACTCAAAGGAGCCATCGGTTTCGAAAGTCATGGGGATGACCCCATGGTGAAATCCGCCTTAAAATGGGATTTCTAGAAAAACATCAAAGATGGAAAAC